GTAATTTGCACCGTATTGTCTGTAGCAAATTGAACGGCGCAAGCAGTAATAACTGCATCAAAATCGTAAAAAACCTCATCGTTTAAACTTGACGCTACTCCGCTTGGGTTGTAGCTAGTAGTTTTAAGATAAAATTGTGCGTGAAAGTTTGAGCCAATCTTGGTGCGTAGGGCTAACTCAACTAAATAATTTGGCAGCTCGTCGCTTGTATTGCCTGTGTATTCCCAAAAGCAAGTCATCCGGCCAGAGCCAGACATTAAAGTGCTGATCCGACTGCGAAATTCATCAGAAAGAGATGTTGTGTCTACAGTCTCGCGTTCTGTATTTAGCTCATAGCTGTTGACTTGAGCAAGAACTTTTGAGTTGATATCGGGAAGCGAAATTTTAATCGGGATGGCATTAGAAGGTCTGGCAAGCGTAATTGCGTTGGCTTTTAAGCCATTGACAGCATGAGCAAAAGTGTCAAATAATCTTATGCCGCCAATTTCGTCAACATGGACAAATTTTGCAATGGCGGACTTTGCGTAGCCGTCAACAAAATCAAGCGTGCTGTTGTCTGTGCTTTGGATCCTAATTTTGTCGCCAGTTATTAACTGACCGTGGTCAAAAACGAAGCTAAACCGTTTTGCTGCAACTTTTACATCGGATGCTTTGATTTCTGATGTAAGACCTTTAAGGTCAGCCTGACGCCTTAGCTCAACTTTGCCAAACGTACCAAGGTAAACGGTCACTACAGGTCTACCTCCGATATCACACCGTTAGATTGGAACTGAATATCAGCAGCAAAAATTTCACCTACTGTCATTGTCATTGTCAAACTTGTAATTAAAATCCTCATGTAAATTTCGCGCCCAGTTGAAGACCCGTCGTCAACCTTCAGCCTTAAATCTGAAAAATTTTCGGTGCGAGTTTCACTGCCTTGCTTTAAATTCCTATTAGTTGCATCGTTATTTTTTCTAGCTTTTGCTATTTTGTTAATAAATGCAGACGCTGAGACTGTTTTACTTTTTGATCCAGCCGTTTCTTGATAGTACAAAATTCGACAGCTACCTGTTGTTGTCCTTTTGATTGGAAGTATTGTTGTATCCGTGCCACCTAGCGTCGTAGTGTCTGCCGACTGCACGCTAACGGTAAAACTCCAGTTCTGAACGTTAGCGATTTTTACGCCTTCAAGTTCTAAAGACCCATCCGCTCCAGAAAAAAGTGCCATCAGACAACCCCACACAGATTTACTGTAACAGTGCTTAAGCCTTCAGCCACCTGCGTTAACTGCGGTGCGCTTTCGTACCTGTACTTTGCTTGTGTCCCTGATTCAGCAGAAACAGTGCCTGCGGGAGTGTTGATCTGACCGCCCATCCCGCTGTGATTAACGCAGTAGTAATACAAGGTTGGGGCGTCCTTAGCGACCTTGATTCGTGTGTACGCTCCAGAGCTGCCAGCAGTCCCAAAGGTTGTTACGCCTTTTGTGTACGGAGCGCCACCACCCCAAGTGCCATTGTTTGTAGTACTAAGAAGCAATGGGTGTAAAGAGTTTGACGAGTTTGATTGGTCAAATAAATAGATAGTCCCTTCGGTCAGGGTCAACAGCAAGTTGTCTGTTGACGACCCATCAATTCGATACTTGTTAGCGCCACCAGAAGCTGCAACTGTCACAACAAGTGTCACAGTCGGGACTTTTGTCTGCTGCGGGCGCAAAGTGCTGGTGTCTCCGCCCCAGCCACTCAAAGCCTGACGAGGCAACTTAAAAGTGCTAAAAGTGCCTTTTGTTTCGTCAAAATGCTGCACGAACAACTCTGCTGAAGCATCGCCAATATTGGCGTAAGACAGCTGCATCTTTACGTTGGTGCGCTCGCTGCCATACAGAATCCTTGTCTCAGCGCCGTTTTGCGCTTTATAAGTTTTGACCGGGTAGTCCCCAGGATCAAAAGCGCGGCTAGTTGGCTCAATTGAAGGGAAAGCCATTAATCGCTCAAGTTCTGATCAGGGATGATTCTGAAATCGCCGCTTTCCATAAGGTGGGCAAGTTTGCTACTCCCATCATCCTCGCAAGGGTGCTCTGATGCAACAATGTCCACAGTGCCCTCCTGAGAGAACGTCAACTGCTCTACAACATAAACGTTTTCGGAGACGCTGGACTTAACCAAGGTGAAAACAGAATCATGAAATTTTGACGCTGTAACAATCCCATTGGAAACTGTCATCCTGCCGTTTTCAACTTCTTCCGAATCAGTCTTGAAGAATGAAACGTCGTAATCACCGTCATCCAAATGAGTGACACTGGTTACGTGGCCATTCGTAGCAATGGTGCCATTGTTGGCCGAGCTATAAGGACTTGATTCTGTAATGACTTTAATAAACGCTCCAGCCTCAAGGTTCAAGCCGTGAACTGTTGTCGAGAAACTAATCGTGTGTGTCACAAGTTCGCGCAANCCAAGAAAATATTTAGCAACTTTTACGGCGTGCTCTTTTGANGTGCAAAACTGAGTAAGGTTAAATTGTTCGTGCGGTAAACTTTCGATGTCTAAGTTGATTAGCTTGTCAGCATACGCTTCATTGTTTATTTTAACCTCGACAACTTTCTCTTCTGGAAACTTGTTCTTGGATTCTTGCCTATAGCGAACGTTAGCCTTAAACGGCCTACGCTCTTCTGCCCTTAAATACTCAAGTTTAAATGAGTCTTCTAGTATGTTCCCGGAAGTAAATAACTGTTTAATTTCAACAGCTCCTGTGTTGATACTGCCGTTAGTTTTGCTTGGCACGGCGGGCACTAAAGCAAACTTGCCATCAGCCAGGACGAAGTTGCACAAAAAACTTGGAGCCATGTCTGTTATAAATTGACGCAGGTTTATGTTTTCGCCAATAACGCCATTGAAAAATAACTTTTGTTTTTGTAAAAAACGCGAAGTGGCTATGAGTTTTTCTTTATCTACCAAGGCTGCGTGGGCTGGTTTCATTCCTGTCAAACCGCCAGCCCCTGATATTGGATCTGTAAACAAGTGAAACACAAGATCTGTTAACAGGTTGCTTGGCCCTTCAGAAGAATCATTGTCTTCGTAAGTAGATAAATTAGGATGCAGTCTTTCAACACAAATACCTTTTCCGACCCAGGTGCGTACTTGGTCAAGCTGAGTAAAGTTACGGCTAGCTTTTAAGGAAAGCCCAGCCATCGTCAAATCGTTAAAAGCAGGAGCCTCATCGTTAGGCAAGATTTCGTTGACATAAACAATCTCGTGCTCGGGTTCGCTTTCGTTTGACTTTTTAACAAGAGATCTATAAAAACTGATGTCGTTAAACTGGCTTTGCCCTTCAAAAACAACTTCTGCATCTATTGTATTAGCCTCAGAAGTTTTTTGTAGCTGAGTGATTTTCAATGTAAAGCCAGCGTTGTTGTAAACAGTTTTAAACGGATTGTTATTTGTAATAGCCAGTTTTGCGGTAAAAGTATCGTTAACGTCCCAGTTCGACGTTGTGCTGTTCCCTTGAAAAACTTTAAATTCTGGCTCTGTCCAGCTGAAAGATTCCCCTGACCAGTGATCGACAGGCAGGCTTCTCACTGCAGCCTTATAACGAATACGAATGCTCTTACCACCGGCATTTGTATAGGTTGCTCCAACTGTTTTAGTCGTTCCAACGGCAAAGTTTCTTGCGTAATGGCCGGCGCTAGCAAATAACTCGTAGAAGAAACCAGCAGTTCTTCCAGGGATAGTTGCAAGTGATTCTGTAGATGCCACTCTATAAACCTGCCCTGACCAGCGAAGAACATCGCCAGTCAAAGTATTGGTTTTAAAATTATTAGAGGTTTGGTAAGGGTTTGGATCGCCTCCAGGGACATCCGTTCCAGTTATACCGCGTTTTATTCTGATGCGATCACCAACGGCATAGCTTCTTGAGCTAAGCAACACCTCAGGCGCTCCTTGAGGAGACCATACATGTTTTTGATTATTATTTGCTCTCGCAAAATGTGAGTTTGGCAGTTTTCTTTTTAGTAGTGTCCAACGAAGAATTACAAAATCAGTGCCTTGTGCGTTAAAAAATTCTTTGGTGACAATAGTAGTCGTTTGCCCACTCTTAACAGCTTTGTTGTCGTCAGGATTACCAGCCATTTCAAATGTCATCGCTCCAATCCTGCCTGCTCTTGCGCCGCTGACGTTTGATACGTTTTCTTTGAACTCTACCGTAGCTATTTGAGTGTCAGGGCCGTCTTGCTTAACAGGAGTAACTGCTATTTTCTCGACCGCATTTGGCGGACCAAACGTTGATGGCTCAAAAGAAAAGTCTGGCTCCCTCATAAATTCTTTGTTAGCCCTTATTGTTGATTTTTGCACTAATGACCCAGCCGCGATAACTTTAAATGTGCCGTTAATGTCATTAACTTTAGCTTCTTCCTCTACTAAAGATGTTTCAGCATCGCTGTCTGGACGAGTTGCTGCAAGTTTTATGAACTCAACAGTGTCTCCAACTGACCGCATCTCTGCAGCAGGCATAGGCACAAGTTTAAATTCAAGCTCTTGAGGTTTTAAACCTTGTGGGTTTTTAATCCTGATAAAGTTGTACTGCGAAACAGGCCGCTGCCCTACCACTGTAAAAAACACTTCAGAGCCTGTACGCTGACTAACCAAAGGTTTAAAGTCAAACTCTTCATTGTTTTTATCGACGCCTGCTTCTCTAATAAACATTCTGAAAGATGAAGACCTGGCAACCGTCGCCGTTATAGTCCCGGTCGATACAGTCACGTTATCCTGATCAAATTCATTAATTTCTTCTGATGATGGCAGCCCAGGGAAAGAACACAGCCCTTGCAAATTCTGATATACGGTGCTTTTTATTCCTAGCTCTGTTACGACTGCTGGGCGGTTATTGCGGATAGTTGCTGTTGCAATGTGGGTAAGAGGGAAGAACCCCGGTCCAACACCCTCAAGATCGTCTATATACACGTCTGGATTAACGACTTTACCTAGGCTTACAATGCCTATCCTTTTCAATATTGAGTCCTTCGTTTCAATACATCTAAGAATAATTTGTTGATCTTTAATGTCGTTTTTAAGCTCTGGGTCGTCTTTAAGCTCTGGATTAAACTCAAGTTTCCTGCTGATAACTACCCACAAAGTATTACCAATTGCAAATATTTCGCCTCTTTGCATTGCTGCATCAGCGGCGAGCTGCTCAGATAAAACTGTTGAGTTTATATCGTCTACTTTTTGGCCTACTTGATTCTTCCTTGACTTGTAGGCGTTTGCGGGTATTTTACTATTAGAGATTCGGAAAACTATTGTGTCGTCCACTCTGACGTTGACTACTTTTGTCAGCTCATCGCCACTTGTTGTTGTAGAGACTCCATCGCGGGTATGCCTAACAATGCCCATGCGTGGGCTGTATTGACGGCCTTTGCCTTGATGTTTTTGTTTGCGCACGACTTTTGTATATTCTGCATTACTTCTTGGAGTCGTGCCAGGGTCTATTCCCTTGGAAGAATCACCGTCTCTGCCTAAATTTAAGTCTCCAATAATTTTTAAGCGTCTAATTATATTAACTCTTTGCTCTCTATCTTTTATGTCATCCCTTGGAACAGTAATGACTTGGTAATTCAGCCGNTAACCTGTCCCATTAGGGATTGCTCCATAAACGCCGAACTGGACATTGTTTGTNGGAGAGTATGCATGGCAAAAAGCTTCTGGGTCATTATCTATCGTGGCACTAGGGCAGACAAAAACCTCATCATTAAGGCCAGCGTCTGGGTCGCCAGAGGCTCCGTCGCCTAATCTTGTTCCGGCTAGCAAATGTTGCTCCCCATAGATAAGCCCGTTGTCGCCTGACTTGTATTCTTGTTTCCAGTAAAAGGCAAACAAGTCTTTATAAATAACGTCTAAGGCGTTGTTGCCTAAAAAGATGCCTTCTAAAGATGGCGGGGCAATACCAGAGCTAGGGCTTGCATCTCTTAAGCCTTGCTCGCCTACAACAAACAAAAGCTTGGCTTGCTGTTGCGTGCCATGACTAAACATACGAGACCACACCAAACGTGGCTCTACTAACATTCCACCAACTTTTTTTCTTTCGTTATATAGCCCAAAAATAATGGGTATTGGTGATGAGTAGTCTGCTAGCTCGTTT